CAAAGATGAAAAGCAAGCTGTTGCAAAAATTACTTTTTCAGAAAAGACTACTCAAGCGTTGAAGAATAAGGTCGCAGAGCACAATAAAAAATACTCCCGCAAGGTTACCCTTGGCCAGCTAAAAAAAGTCTACAGAAGAGGCGCTGGAGCGTTTTCTGCGAGCCACAGGCCAGGTCAGTCAAGAAACTCCTGGGCAATGGCCAGAGTTAATATGTTTTTAAAGATGATGCGTGGCGGTAAAGTAAAAGATGCATACAGAAAAGCAGACAGAGACATAGCAAAAGCGAGTGATATGACTTACGATTCACAAGGCGAAAAGAAAGCTCCGCTCAACAAGCCATTCAGAACTCCCAAAGGGCCTAAGAAGTTTTCTGTTTATGTAAAAAATGAAAAAGGCAATGTTGTAAAAGTTAACTTTGGTGACCCAAACATGGAAATTAAACGTGACGACCCAGATCGCAGAAAAAGTTTTCGCGCTCGTCATAACTGTGACAATCCTGGGCCAAAAACAAAAGCTCGTTATTGGTCGTGCCGCATGTGGGAATCGAAAAAGAGTGTTACACAAGTAACAAAAAGCTCTGTCGAAGAACCATTTTACGCAGATTTTATTGATTTAGATTTACAAGATCATATATTAGAAGTATTTCCAGAATACGCTTCTGCGGAAGTTATTGATCCAGAAGAAGATGAAGATTGCGGTTGTGGAACTGGATGTGGATGTGAAGAGTCAAAAGCTGCCCATGAAGGTGAGATTAGAATGCTAAAAGCTCAACTTAAAAAAGCTTACGAGCAAATAGGTGAGACAGTACAAATGCTTGATGCTATGCCAGAAGATACAGATGTTGAAGGATGGTTACAATCTAAAATCACTAAAATTTCTGATTATACTAATACTGTTCATGGTTACATGAAATACTATGAGCAAGATGAAATGAAAAGTATGTACGATATGGACGAAGACGATATGCGAGACATGGAAGCGGAAGCTAGTCTTTGGGAGAACATTCGTAAAAAAAAGCAAAGAATGGGCGATAATTACAAGCCAGCAAAACCTGGAGACAAAGATTATCCTAGTAAAGAGGCAATCGAAAGAGCTAAAGGTGACGAATGGAGTATGAAATATAAAAAATCCATTGACTGCAATAACCCAAAAGGATTTAGCCAAAAACAATATTGCGACAGACAAAAACGCGGAGGAGCGTATAAAACAGATAGTAAATACGAACAAATGTTCAACGACTTAGAAAATAAATAAATTTATAAAAATATGAACGCATTAAAAGGTAAAAAGACTTATTTCACCGCTGGAGCAGCGGTTATTACGGCATTAGGCGCATACTTTGCTGGAGAAGTAGATTTAACAACTACTATTTCCGCAGTATTTGCCACTCTTATGGCCGTATTTTTACGTCAAGGTGTTACTTCTGAGGCCAAAAAAGCTGCTGAGGCAGTTGAAGCCGCTAAAAAGGAGTAGTTACAAGACGCAAACTCAAATATCTAATTGACATTTATCACGCACTGTGTTAGACTATTCTAGCATAGTGCGGTTTTTTATTTATGGCTAGTCAAAATTCTCTAGATAAAACTTATATACAAATGGCAAAATGCTGGTCACAGCTATCTCATGCCAAAAGAAAAAAGGTCGGATGTTTAATCGTTAAAGACGGAGCGATTATAAGTGATGGATATAACGGAACTCCTTCTGGATTTGATAATATTTGTGAGTACAATAGTTTTACCCTAACGGACAATGGAAACACAGTAAAAGAAAAAATAATCACAAAGCCAGAAGTTCTTCACGCTGAAAGTAACGCGATTTCCAAATTAGCAAAGTCAACTCAAAGTTCTGATGGCGCAACATTGTATGCAACTTGTTCTCCATGTTTAGACTGCTCAAAATTAATTATACAAGCTGGAATAGTTAGAGTTGTATACTCAGAGCAATATCGTATAGATGATGGGCTAAAATTATTGAAAAAAGCTGATATAGAATTAAAATATCTTTGTGAATGAAACATGTTATTTAAAATGTGCTGTTTGTGGTTCTCTCACTGAAATAGAAAGCGGTATAGTAAACCGTGAAACGTTAATTCCAGTTCACGGAGGTGAGATTGTAAGAATTTATAACGATGACGCACCAGAATTAGTGTTTTGTGAAGACTGTTCTGCAGTAGTGTGGCCAAAAGATTATGCACCAAAAGCTCCAGAAATATTAACAGAAAAGCCCAAAAAGAAGGTTGCTAAAAAGAAAACAACAAAAAAGAAAAAAACTGCAAAAAAACGTTTGACAAAACAAGAAAAACAAGATACCGATCGTTATGAATACTGGCAATCGAAGCACGACAAGACACAAGGTGAGCTTAATAGAATGAATCAAGAGTTCGAACAATATAAGAACATGATGGGACCTGTTGCTAACGCTATACAACAAAACCCCCAGATCTTGCAAAATTTAGAACAGCAATCGCCTTCCAATGAACCACCTGCGCAGCAGAATTCATTGCAGGCTCCAAATCGTCCTGAAAAACCACATTCTTACAACGAGGTAGACGCATACAATGATCCAGACAGCGATTCATTTAAATATAGGTTGTCTGTTGATAAATATAGAGACGATATGTTAGATTACTATGGTAAAGTAGATCAATATAGACAAGAGCAACAAACATTAGCATACGAAGCTCAAAGAGAGCAACAAGCTCAAAATCAAGCTGTAAGTTATGCTACTCAAACTCTTGGCTGGGATGCTAATAAAGCAAACGATGCAATTAATTGGCTACAAAATCCAAGTAATGTTACATTTGAAACTTTATTTAAAGTGTATGAAATGAATCATGCACCAAGTAGAGAGCAAATGCAATCACAACAAAAAGTCGCTGAGTATCAACAAAGAGAAGAAAGAATGAAAGTTCCTCAATCTACAGCAGTAACAAGTGGAACTTCTCAAGCGCCTATGAATGATGAACAGTTGTTTAATCAAGGTATGCTGGCATGGAAAAAATAATAAACAATCTATCCCTGACCGAAGGCTTATATAGCAGTTGAGTGAAGGGTTTTAGGAGATAAAAAGATGGCAGCAAAAGATCTACACAATGGCGGTGCATCTGGAGTTCTCTTTACGGATAGACGTAATTTTTACATCGATCCTCAAGTTGTAAAAGAATTGTGGACGGACGTAACTCCGTTTACAACTGTTATAGCTAATAAAGAAACAAGAAATGTTCCAGATCCCGTTTTTAAAATGTTCGAACACAGACAACCTTGGGTTGAGCAAACTTTTAAAGCAGCAGCTAACCCAGACGATGCAGCAGCAGGAGCAGAATGCTCAGCCGCATTTGCAGTTGATGAAGTAAAAGGTTTATCATCAACACCAGATGCTTCATGGTTAGGGCTTGTTTGTGAAGTATGGTCAGAATCTGATCACACAAATAAAACAGGTACACCTAGAGGAGTAGTATTAATCTCGGTTGCATCAACAACTATTAAATATAAAAATATCGGTAATGCTACGATTGATCCAGCAGAAGACGATGTATTTGTAGTAGTTGGTAATGCACATGGTGAAGGTGGTTATTCACCTGAAGCATGGTCAGATGATCTTAAAGTAGTTTATAACTCTTGTCAGATTTTCAAGAATCCTCTTGAAATTACTGGTACATTGTTAGAAGCATCTTTAAGAGGTGAATCATCTGAGTTAGCTAGATTAAGAATGCAAAAATCACAAGAACACAAAATTCAAAAAGAAAGAGCTTTCTTATTTGGATTACGTAACGGTGGTACTGGATTAGGTGAATCAGCTTATGCAGACGGTTTAATAGGTTCAGATGTTGATGAAACATTTGCAGATGGTGGTGTTACAGGAGCAGCATATGATGGTGCTCATACTGGTACAGCAGGTTCAGGTGCTGGTAAAGTAAGAACTACTTATGGTATTATACCTGCGATATTAAACTACGGTGCTTCTTCTGGTGAATACCAAAATTACTTTACATGTTCTGAGGCAAGTTACACATATAGTAACTTTGTTGATGATATGGAAAAAATATTCCAATATGTTCCAACTTCAGGTGTTAAAAAAGCATTTGTTGGCGCTGGTGCATTAGGATATTGGTCTAAAATGGCTGGTAATTCTGGATTTGCTGGTAACAATGGTTGGAGTGTTAATCTTGGTGATATGAAAAGAGATGCTCTAGGGTTTAATTATAGAACCTTAGAAACACCTCATGGAATGTTACAAATGATTCCTACCCCTGCATTAAGAGGACCTTGGAATAAAACAATGCTAATAGTTGATGATGATAACTTATTCCACTCTCAGTACAGAGCACCAATGTATCAAACAAATATCAAAACTGATAATGCGTATGATGGTGTAAAAGATCAATACATGTCTGATGAGGGAATTGGTATTACTAACATTAACTCACATTCGTTAATTAAAATCGTAGCGTAAGGGGGGCTAAGAAATGGCTAAACCTTATTTACATGGTACGAATGGCGCAGTAATGACATTAGCTGCTAATACAACATTAGCACCAGCTGATAGTGGTAAATTATTTATATGTTCTCAAGCGGGAGCATATAATATAACATTACCAGCTGTTGGCGATGCTAAAGGTTGGGTAGGCACATTCTTACTTGGAACAGCAGGAAGTAATGATTTCGATATAATCGGAGGAACTACTGATGTTATGATAGGTGTAGAATGCGGAGATACTAATGTAGTTATTGATGCAGCTGACAAAGTTACTTTTGTAGCTAGCAATGCAGTAGTTGGTGAAAGAGTAGATATAATCTGCGATGGAACTAATTACTATGTTACTATGTTTGCAGTAGCTGATAACGCAGCATCAAGCGCTGGATAATTAGTTTAACAGAACTAGGAGCAAGTCGTATAAAGGGCTTGCTCCAAATCTGCAACAAAGGAAACTATGGATTTTAAAGATAAGATAACATATTATATAAGTACAACAGACGGATACACTGACGCAGAAGCGCAGCAATACATTATTGATGGTTGTTATGATGTGTATAGAAAGTTTAAATCGTTAGAAGGATCAGATACTGCTCAAAAGTTTGGAGTATGGTCAGATCCTGCTATAACTAATGGAACTGCTATAGATATAGACGAAGTACATGAAATTATATATGTACAAAGAAATGGTATACCTGCTATACAAGTTAGTCCTAGCAATATACATAAATATACAGATGTTGATTCAATGCATTATGCTTCAGCTAATGATCCTGTATATTATTTTCAAGAACAATATATGACTGTTAAACCAGCACCAGATGGATCTAATCCTTTATATTATATATTTTTACCAGCATATACAGTAACAGATTACCCTGCTGACTCAGGTAATTCTTCTATAGATAAGTTTCCAGCAGAATATTATGATTATGTATTGAAATACGCTGCTTATAAAATAGCAGAAGCATTAGCACATAATTATATGGAAGATGAAGAAGACGCAGAATTAAATCAATTGATGACTGCTAGAGCAGCATCTTTAAAAGCAGAATATATGGAAATGTTTACAACAGGAGGCACAGAACAATAATGACTTTAAAACAAATGATAGAAATAATTAAAGAGCAGCATCCTGAAGTATCAGATCAAAGAATTATACAATTATTAAATCGTGCAAACAGAGAATTTAGTATACAATCTAGAGTATCAAACAGCTCTTATGTAGTATCAGGAGGTACAGTAAAAAATCAAACATATTACACCTTACCTAGTGCTATTACAACAATAGAAGATGTATACATTAAAAAAGAAAGAGCTGATAGATTAGCAGGTAAACCTAAGAAAGAAGACGAGGATTTAACATAATGGCTAAAGATAGATTTGGATATGGTACAGAAAAAGTTACTGAAAAACAATTTAAAGATGCATTAAAACATGAAGTTATGATGATGGAAATGGCTAAAAATGATTACGAAGTATTAAGAAATGATCCTAAGTTAAAAGGACAAGTAGGAACATTTAAAATGAATCCAAATAGACCAGAATTAAAAATTATAACAGATTATTTTATGCAAAATCCTAAAATGGCTGGAAGAATGATACAATCTGATGAAGAATTTTGGACTAATATGAGAATGCATTTATTTCCTGAACATGAAAAAAATAGATGGGGAATGAGTGAAGAAGATTGGAACAATAGAAATAAAGGATTTATAAGAAGGATGTTTTCATAATGGCAAAAGATAGATTTGGATATGGAACAGAATGGGAAGATAGAGGGTATTTTAGCAGGTCTATTCAATCTGCACCTCTTCAATTAGGTACAGGAGCAGTTTCTATAGCTCATGCAAAATGGATGTTAGATCCAAGAAGACCTAATCAAGTTCATGCAGCTAGAAATGTTGCTTTAAATAAAGAATTATATAATTTAAAACCAAGTGGTACAAAAATAAACTTTTTAAACAATACAGCTTGGTATAATCAAATGGTTCCTGGAATGGGCAGTGCATTTGATCCAACTAA